CAGAAAGAAAAGAGCTAAGGAATTAGGTGTTAAGGATAAAAGACTAATTTTTACAGATGATGAAGCTATTGGAAAATCAAACCAAATTATATTATCAGGAACGGCTTATTACGATTTTAATCATTTCGCTGATTATTGGAAAAGATATAAGTCTATTATTAAAAGTGGTGGTCGACATAATAAGCTTCAGGAGATTTTTGGTGAAGACGTACCAACAGATTTTGACTGGACGGAATATTCGATTATAAGAATGCCGGTAGACCAATTACCCGATGGTTTTATGGATGATGGTCAGGTAGCCCGTTCTCGCGCCACAGTACACGCTGGAATCTTCCAGATGGAATATGGTGCCTGTTTTACTACAGATAGTCAAGGGTTCTTTAAACGAAGCCTGATAGAGTCCTGTGTGGCTTCCCCTACTGATCCTATTAATCTGCCAAGTGGTCCTGTTTTCTTTGAATCCCAACTTGTAGGTGATACCACCAAGAAATATGTGTTTGGAGTAGACCCTGCCTCTGAAGTGGATAATTTTAGTATAATTGTATTGGAATTGTGGGGGGATCACAGAAGAATAGTACATTGTTGGACCACCAATAGAAAACAACATAGAGATAGATTAAAATCGAAATTAGCAGATGAAGATGATTTCTATTCCTATTGTGCAAGAAAGATTAGAGATTTAATGAAAGTGTTTCCATGTGCTGAAATCGCCCTTGACGCTCAGGGTGGTGGTATAGCCGTTATGGAAGCGTTACACGATAAAGATAAGATTAGGGAGGGCGAAGTTGCTATTTGGCCCACCGTAGATGAGAATAAGGCGAAAGATACTGATGATGAAGTTGGGCTACATATATTGGAGTTGTGTCAGTTTGCTAAGGCTGATTGGTTGGCGGAAGCTAATCATGGTCTAAGGAAAGACTTTGAGGATCGACTTGTTGTTTTGCCTTATTTTGATAGTGTTAGCTTGGGTCTTTCGTTTGAACATGACAAGGCTGAAGGTAGAATATATGACACACTGGAAGATTGTGTTATGGAAATAGAGGAATTAAAAAATGAACTAGCAATGATAGTAATGACACAGACAACAATGGGTCGGGAAAGATGGGATACACCAGAAGTTAAGGTAGCTGCTGGTAGAAAAAGCCGCCTTAGGAAAGATCGCTATTCTGCACTTATAATGGCGAACATGTCGGCAAGACGTATACATATCGCCAAGCCTCCAGTACAGTATGAATCAACGGGTGGTTTTGCGCAATCGTCTGGTTTTAATAGAGATGATGGACCTTTGTATCATGGTCCTTTGTGGTGGACGCAAAAAGTACAAGATATTTATTGAAGTGTGTATGATTAAACAGTCATATTACCAATACTATTAATTGGAGATCAATAGAAATGTCAAACGAATCTAGCTTCTTGACTTGGAGTGGTGACTCCGAAAGAGAAAAGGCATATGCCGAAGCCTCTGATAATATCCAAGCCTATGATGGTATTCAAAAGGCCGTAGCATGGGGGCGTAGAACTAGCTATATTGACATTGAACCCGGCAGGTCTGTTAGAACAAGTTTCAGTAGAGATGATTATAATCGTTTTCGTCCCGGAGAAGCCATTCCAGAATACCAAAAGCGCATTCTGAGAATGTGTATGGAAGCTTATGATAAGGTTGGTATTATTAGAAATGTTATTGATCTCATGGGAGACTTTGCAGTACAAGGCATGACTATTGTTCACCCCAACAAGAACATAGAAAGATTTTATAGAAAATGGTTTCATCAGGTATGCGGCGTTGAAAGGTCAGAAAGATTTTTGAATTATCTCTATAGATGTGGTAATGTGATTGTAAAACGTAGAACTGCTAAGGTTAGCAAAAAGAAAGAAAGAGAGTTGCGGCGTGCCGCTGGGTCGGATATGTGTATGAAGGAAATTGAAATTAAAAAACGTGAGATTCCGTGGCAGTATGATTTTTTGAATCCGTTGGCGGTGCAGGTTAAGCAGGACCCTCTGGATTCTTTTACTGGAACGCCACGATATGTTTTAAATCTATCTAAAAGTACATATCAGGCTTTAACACAAAGTAACAATTTAGACGCAAACGTTTTTAACCAGTTACCCTTTGATTTGCTAACTAAGCTTAAACAAGGAGATAGGTTTATAGATCTTGATCCTAATAAAATTGCGCTCTTCTTTTATAAGAAGGACGATTGGAACCTCTGGGCGAATCCCATGATATATGCTATTCTTGATGATGTTATGATGCTGGAGAAGATGAAACTGGCAGACCTTGCTGCTTTAGACGGGGCTATTTCTAACATCCGCCTGTGGAAGCTGGGTGATCTAGAACAGAAAATATTACCTACTAAGGCCGCTATTAATAAGCTAAGAGATATATTGGCTAGTAATGTGGGCGGCGGAACAATGGATTTAGTATGGGGACCTGAACTTGATTTTAAAGAAAGTAATTCGCAGGTTTACAAATTTCTGGGATCAGAAAAGTACCAACCTGTACTTACTAGTATTTATGCTGGTCTTGGTATTCCACCCACCCTTACCGGCGCTAACACTAGTGGTGGCTATAGCAATAATTACGTTTCTCTTAAAACGCTTATCGAGAGACTAAACTACGGTAGAGACCTATTGACTCAGTTCTGGTCGCAGGAAATTAAAATAGTCCAAAAGGCTATGGGTTTTAGGTTTCCTGCTGAAATGCATTTTGATTCTATTATTCTTTCAGACGAGGCATCGGAGAAACAGCTTTTGATTCAATTGGCTGATAGAGATATTGTTTCTCATGAAACCCTTCTTGAGCGGTTTGGGGAGATGCCTAATATTGAGAAGATTAGAGTTAGAAGAGAAGAAAAGGAAAGGGAGAATGATATGCTGTCACCAAATAAAGCTGGCCCATATCATAATCCTCAACATAAAGAGGATATAGCTAAGATAGCTCTTAGTAAGGATGCTTTGGATAATAAAGAGTATTTAGATCATTTAGGGCTTCCACCGGGCTCTATGAATGAAAGTGAGGATAAAATACCCCTGAAGGAAAATCCCCGTCGTATTGATGAAAGGCGTGATGTTGAACAATTGGAGAGCACTAAAGATCGCACAGACAACCCTGATGGTGGCCGTCCACGCTTTTCTAGGGATAAGCAAAAGAGAAAACAGAAGAGGGTTTTACCTAGAAGTAGCGATAGTGTTTCGGTTTGCTTATGGGCGATAAATGCCCAAAAGGAGATATCTGAGTTAGTGGCCCCTATGGCTACACACCACTTTAGTAAGAAGAACATTAGAAGCCTAACTAAATCTGAGTTTGATGAACTAGAATACCTGAAGCTTTGTATATTGACTGGAATGCAGCCATATATGGAAATAACCCCCGAATTAGTTCAGGCCTTGGTTGAAAAGAATACTAAACCCTCCAGTGAGTTTACTACTATGGTAAGCGCTTCGACTAGGGAGTTTTCCGGTTTACACAATAGGAAGCCAAACGTGAACGAGATGAGGTATATTTATGCCTCCGCGTTTGCAGAATTGGCTAGTTTTTGATTAAAAAAACTTACTATATATATTTTTTGTGTATTACCATGTGGAGGTATAATACATGGATATTAAAATATTCAAATTCGAAGCTGAAGCTGGGCTTAGTGATGCAATCATTGAGAACTCCACTATTGCCTATAGTTCTCCAGCTATGAAATATAATCCGTCCGACGAAGAAATATTGAAGACGAAAGCATTTTTGGCAAAAGCCGAAAGTCAAGATCAGATTGATTTATATTATTTGCAGTCTGTCCTTGTTAGTACTGGGTGGAATAAAAACGACGACGTTTTTGATCCGCAAGAAACTTGGGCAGCGAGAAAATCTCCAGAAGATAAACAGTTTAATTACATGCACAATGAAAAGGACATTATCGGGCATATAACCGCTAATTGTGTTGTGGATTTTGACGGTAACGGACTTGCAGATGACATGAATCCTGAGGTTGTTCCTAGTGATTTTAATATAATAACTAATGCTGTTTTATATACGTCATGGGGAGATCCTCAACTAAAGGAAAGAATGTCACGAATAATTGCGGAAATAGAAGATGGAAGATGGTTTGTTTCCATGGAATGTCTATTTCCCAATTTTGATTATGCTCTGGAGAGTTCGGAGGGAGAAACCAAAGTAGTCCATCGTGAAGAAGCTTCTGCTTTTCTCACCCAGCATTTAAGGGCTTATGGCGGGAATGGCGAATATGAGGGTTACAAGGTTGGCAGACTATTAAGAAGTATATCGTTTTCTGGTAAGGGCTTGGTCGCAAGACCTGCTAATCCTCGTAGTGTTATTCTCAATGGAAATAAGGATTTTAATGCATCTAAATCTCAAATATTAACTGTATCTTCAATGAAGGAGACTAATATGTCAGATATTCTAGAAAAACAAGTTGAGGATCTGAAAGCTGAGTTGGCGCAGTCTCAACTTGAGAATGAAACCATGAAGCAAGAAGTGGAAGCTCAGAAAGATGAAGCTATTAAAGCCACTATTGCTGAGAAAGAAGAGGCTTTGGCTGATTTTCAAAAGCAGCTTGATGAAGCCACCGCGACAATGGAAGAGCTTCAAAAAAGCCTTTCTGATATGACAGCGGAAAAAGAACAACATGAATCTAAGATTCAGGCTATGGAGTTGGAGGCTATGTTAGCCAAAAGACAAGCAGATCTAACTGATGCTGGTCTTGAGGAAGCCGAAGCCCAAGAGGCGCTTGAGAAGTTTGCCACTTTAGGCGATGAAGCTTTTGAGCAAATTATTGCTCTTATTAAGAGTAAGTCGTTAAAGAAGAAGGCACTTGAAACGGAAGAGGAAAAAGAGGCAGATGAGGTCAAACCAAAAGGGAAGGCCTCTGAAGAGACGGAAGAGGAGACAGACGAGGCTGAGGCCGAAGCCGAAGCCGAAGTTCTTGAGGAAGCTGAAGAGGTCGTAGAGGCCGCTCTCGCCGAGAGTGCTGATGACGATTCAATTTCTGAACTTAGATCGTCTGCAAGTGAATGGTTTGGCTCTTTGCTCAAGTCCACTCCTAAAGCCGAGTAAATCAAAATTCAATAAAGGAGAATTTAAATGGCGCTAAAATCAGATCGTAACGAACTGCAAACTGACATTAGTTTTTTTATGAATGAAGTGGCCACCCGAGGCGGCGTTGTAGCGTACAGCACTGGTGGTTCAGGTTCTGCTATGGATCAGGGGCAAGCCTTGTGTACTTACGCAGCGAATGCTTCGGGTCAGGTACCCCTTGGCCTCCTGTTGAATGATATGGTCAATATCGACCTTACTCGTCAACATCTGAATTGGATGAAAGACGAAGTTCAAAAGGGCGGTAAAGTTACTCTCCTTCGTAATGGTTGGGTTGTAACGAGTAGTATTGAAGGTGCAAATCCTGCCGCTGGAAACTTAGCTTATGTCGCACATAGTGGTAATGTTGCCGCTAGTGATCTCATGAGAGATGATTCCGATATGGATGGTCAGACGCGCATCGTAGGACGCTGGATGTCTTCACCGGACCAAGACGGCTATGCTAAGTTGGAAGTTAGCTTGCCTAATGTTCACCCAGCTAGTGGATACCAAAACTAAATAACCTATAAAGGAGAATAAATATGACAATGAAAACTCGTCCTTCGGAGGAATTTATTGACCTACTTAAAAGGTCTGGTAGTTCCGACAAAATGGTGGCCATTGAGGCGCAACGTGAAATCGCCAAGGCTCTTGAGCTTCCTTTGCGTAAAGGTGTTCTGTTTGGTGATATCGTAACAGGTATTTTTGAGTCTATGCCTCTTGAGCCGGGCGCTGCCCCCGAATTTCCTTTGGATCTTCTGGCTCCGGGTACTGAGAATGAGCATATTGCTTATACGAATCCCGGTCATGGTAGAATTCCAGAACGGCACGTCGAAGGTGATTACGTGATGGTTAATACTTACGGTGTTACTAGCTCGATTGATTTCTTGCTTAAGTATGCTCGTGAGGCTAACTGGAATGTTTTGGCTCGCGCCATGCAGGTACTGGAAGGCTCGTTTGTTAAGAAGATTAATGATGACGGTTGGCATACCCTTTTGGCCGCTGCCGTTGATCGTAATATCTTGGTTTATGATGCTGATGCCGCTGCTGGTCAGTTTACCAAGCGACTTATCAGTCTCATGAGAACTGTTATGCGTCGTAATGGTGGTGGTAATAGTGTTACTGCTCCCGGTCGCATGAGTGATCTCTACTGTTCGCCTGAAGCTATTGAAGATATCCGCAACTGGGGTATTGATCAGCTTGACGAGATTTCTCGCCGAGAAGTGTATCAATCGTCGGATGAGGGTGCTCCTCTCACTCGTATCTTTGGTTGTAATCTTCATGATATCTTTGAGATTGGTGATGGTCAAGAGTATCAAGATTACTTCATTAATGATCTCGGCGGTTCGCTCCAGACGAGTGATGTCGAGTTGGTGGTGGGTGTTGATCAGGTTAATACTGATAGCTTTGTTATGCCTGTCAAGCAGCAAGTCCAAGTCTTTGAAGATGAGGCTCTGCATCGGGCTCAGCGACAGGGTTATTACGGATGGGCCGAGATTGGCTTTGGTGTCCTTGACAACCGAAGAATTCTTGCGGGCTCCTTCTAAACCCGTTTTGCATCACAGAAAATGCCGTCTTAGAAATAGGGCGGCTTTTTTTGTATATTGTGTATCTAATAGTGATAGGGTTTATCATTAGGAGATAATATGTTTGGTGAATTTGCTTTCTCAGAAGCCCCCTTTGCTACTACTGCCGAACTAGGAACTGTGTTTCCTAGTATCGCTCCTGATATCATATATTTCAATGGAACCATATTGACATATCCATTGTCTGTTAACAAATTAGCGGAATTCAATATGTCTTTAAATACAATCAATGAACACAGCCTACAAAGGTAACAACGTTTATGAACTAATTTTTGTGTATAATATAATGTTACCTTAAGCTGAATCAACTGGTAACCTTTTCAACGGAGAGATGACATGGCGCAATTTTGTGTTAGTATCGCTGATGCCGATGTTTCTAGGGTAGTTAACGCGATGTGTGATACTTATGGATATCACGCTATGGTTGAGAATCCTGACTTTAATCCCAGTGAACCTGAAGGTCCTGACAATCCTCGTCAAATTACAAATCCTGAAACCCATAATGAATTTGCTAATAGAAAAACCCGTGACTTTTTAATGGAAGTTACAGTGTCTCACGAACTGAGGCAGGAAAAGAATAATGTTCCACAACCAGTTCCCCCACATATTACTGATCCAGCGGAGCCTGTGTAAGGTTTTAGTGGTTTTATAATTTCTATTATAGGGTGATATTATGGCTCTTATCATTAAAGATAGGGTAAAACAAACCACTGGCACTACGGGAACGGGAGCTATAACTTTAACGGGCAATCTGGGAGGATTTCAACCGTTTTCTGGAGTTATGGCGAATGGTGATACTACGTATTATACCATTCATGAAAGTGGAGGAAGTGTTAATCAGTGGGAGATTGGTTTTGGCACATATACAGAGGCCGGTAATACTTTGTCTCGTAGTGTCATTGCTAGTTCCAATTCTAATAATGCTTTAGATCTCATTGGTAGCGGTACTGTATTTATTACATATCCTGCTGATAGGTCTGTTATTAGAAATGGTGAGAGCCAAATTATAGCTGATGCTTCGGGTTTAGTTTTTAGTGATGGAAGCACTTTTGTTTCTTCTAGTTTAAATTCTCTTAAAGATGCCCAGATTACGGGCACTCCAGCATCTACAAATGTTATTGATTTTAATGTAACCAATAGTAGTCTTTCGGTTGGTGATGGAACATCCTTCCCCGTGTCTGGAAGTAATGTTACTTCAGTAGGTTTTGGTGCTGGTTATAATACTACAACAGATGGCCATACGTCTATTGGATATCAGGCCAACTATGGAGGCGGTGATTATAATGCTTCAGTTGGTTATCAGGCTGGTTATGATAATTCATCTGATTATTTAGTAAGTATTGGATATGGCGCCTCTAAAGATGGTGGTGGTAATTCATCAATTTGGATTGGTAGACAGGCTGGTATGAGCACTTCTTCTGCGGGGGGATCTGTAGGTATTGGTCACCTTGCTGGATATTTAACTACGGCAGATGATTCTATTTATTTGGGCAAACAATCAGGCCAAAGCAATACGTCTAACGATCATGTTTTTATTGCTAATGATGCCCCAGCTAGTAATGGAAGTCTCATTAAGGGTGATATGACCAATAAGCGTGTAGCTATTGGTAAGGCCGACGTAACACTGTCTACTGATCCTTCTACCGTTCAAGTTTATATTAATGCCTCTACTGACAAGGGTATTATAGTTAGGGGTGCTGCTGCTCAATCTGCTGATTTGACGGGATGGCAAAATAATGGCGGTGCCGCTGTTGCGGGTATGACGCCTTCAGGCGTTTTAAATACTTATGGTGTAGTGGCTAGTGGTGCTGGTCTACGGGTAGAGAGATTTACTCCCACTGTTACTACTGATACTATTTATAATGTGGGTGGTAACTTATATTGGAATGGCGCGAAAGTAGATGCTGCTGCTGATATTAGTTATGTGTCAGGTGTTGCGGTTTATGCTTCTGGAGAAGCTGTTGGTATAGATTATGTGTCTGGGGTTTCTGTTTATTCATCGGGGCAGGCTATAGAGAATGAAGGTGGTATTTCCACTAATACGTCTAATATATCAACTAACACGTCTAACATATCAACCAATACGACCAACATTACCACCAATACTGCTAATATAATATATGCGTCTGGTCAAGCTATTGCCAATGAAGCAGATATTGCAACTAACGTGTCGAACATTTCGACCAATACGTCGAACATCTCTACTAACACTACGAATATTACTAGCAATACCAATATAGCCACCTATGCTTCTGGAGAAGCGGTAGGTATTGATTATGTGTCAGGAATTGCTGTATATGCATCTGGACATGTTCATGATGATTTGTATGTGTCTGGTGTGGCGACATATGCTTCTGGTCAAGCGATTGCTAACGAGACAGATATTGCAACCAACGTTTCTAACATTTCTACAAACACCTCTAACATCTCAACTAATACTACGAACATTGCTACCAATAGTGCTAGAGTAATATACGCTTCTGGTCAAGCGGTGAACCTGACTTTTGGTTCAGATGTTGAAGGCGATATACTTTATCACGATGGTACAACGTTTACGAGACTTGCTAAGGGTACAGATAATCATGTCTTGACGATGGATGGTAATGTGCCAAACTGGGAAGCGGCTTCTGGTGGTGGAGACGTAACGACTGCTCAGTTAGTATATGTATCTGGGATTGCCGTTTATGCCTCTGGCCATGTACATGATGACTTATATGTTTCTGGTGTGGCGAATTATGCTTCAGGTGTTGTTACTGGCGGCACCCCCACCTTTGGTGATATGTATGTAGATGAATATGTTTATCATAATGGGGATACAGACACGTCCATTAGGTTCCAAACTGATCTTATCGATCTGCGAGCCGGTAACTGGTCTATGATAAAGCTTGATCAGGATAACAACAAAGTTACAGTTAACAACTCCAATCAGAATGTTGAATTTCGAGTAAACAGTGATGACGGAACACAACTAATACGAACTGACGCTACAAATAATCGAGTGGGGATCGGCACGGGGTCACCCTCTTATCAGCTAGATGTTGTTGGGCACGATGCGTGGGTAAGATCTAGTGGGATGAGCGTAGGAAACTCTGGTGTTATACTTGCTAATAATACCCCTGATAATACTGATAATACATTATATAATGTTGGGGGTAGTCTTTATTTTAGTGGTTCTGAGTTAGCTTCAACGGGTGGTGTTACCACGGCTGACTTGGTATACGTATCTGGAATTGCTGTTCATGGTTCAGGTGACGCTGTTTATTCTTCTGGGATTGCTACATACGCATCTGGTCAAGCAATCGCCAACGAGACAGATATCTCGACTAACACGTCGAACATCTCGACTAATACTACAAATATAGCAAGTACGACTGCTGTAGCTAACTATGCATCTGGCGAGGCGGTAGGTGTTGATTACGTGTCAGGAGTTGCTGTATATGCATCAGGGCAAGCGATTGCTAACGAGACAGACATAGCAACCAATGTTTCCAATATTTCTACGAACACATCGAATATCTCGACTAACACCTCGAACATTTCAACGAATACTACCAATATTACAAGTACAACTGCGGTTGCTAACTATGCATCTGGTGAAGCGGTTGGTGTAGACTACGTTTCTGGTGTTGCTGTTTATGCGTCAGGGAAAGCGGAAGATACCACACCCAATTTCCATCAGGTGAACGTAGAGAGCGGAGTATACTTTGGTAATTTAGGCCGCACCGTTGGTACCAAAACAATGAATATTACGGTGGCTTCTAAAACGGCCGCCCATCCATATCAAGGTGGCAGTAGTAGCGCCTTCTTTATTGATGGAAATGAATCCCCCACTTTAATGTTGGCTTCTGGTACGTATAAATTTGATCAAGCCGACTCTAGTAATAGCGGCCATCCGCTTAGATTTTATTATGATGCCGACAAAACAACTGCTTATACTGCGAATGTTACTACTAATGGAACTCCCGGCAGTGCTTCAGCTTATACGCAAATTGAAATTGATGATACCGTTCCGGGTCCTATTTATTATGAATGTAGTAGTCACGATCTTATGGGTAGTCGCGCCCAATTAGATTCTAACAATCGTAATGGAGTTTTGAAAACTTCTACGGCTGCTGGGGAATTGTTAACGTTCCCAACTTCAGATGGAAGCAATGGTAACTTTCTTAAGACAGATGGTGCGGGCTCACTGAGTTTTGATTCTGTAGATAGTAGCTCTGCCTTAATTTATGTTTCTGGTGTTGCTATTTATGCTTCTGGTCAAGCAATTGCCAATGAAGCCGATATCGCAACTAATGTTTCTAATATTTCTACAAACACGTCGAATATCTCGACCAACACATCGAATATTTCAACCAATACTACAAACATCGCTACTAATGCTGACGATATAGTAGGAGTGTCTGGTATTGCCAACTACGCTTCTGGTCTAGCTATTACAAATGAATCACAGGTAGCGTATGCTTCCGGTCAGGCAATAGCTAATGAATCTGATATTGTTGCTACTTCTGGAATTGCAAATTACGCTTCTGGATTGGCTATTACTAATGAAGGTATTGCAGCATATGCGTCTGGCAATACGGCTAATATCACTTTCGGTTCAGATGTTGAGGGCGATATACTTTATCATGATGGCAGTACATTTACGCGGCTTGCTAAGGGTACTGATAGCCATGTTCTTACTATGGACGGTAACGTTCCGGCTTGGGAAGCTGCTGCTGCTGGTGGTACTACTAACGCCTCCGGCGCGATACATCAGGTTCAATACAACGCGGACGGCGATAACTTTGGTGCAGATCCCGCTTTCATCTTTGCTAAAGACAACAGTGCC